GGGGGGGGCCTAGGGGGGGCATCCGCACGTTTACCCTCTTGATGTAAACGTGCGGACTGACACGAAATAGGCTGCAATAGGACCGGCAGGGGGTCCTTTAACCGGGTGATGGCTCTCCCACAAGGGGAGTGACTGCCCGCCCTTGAAAACAAAACGCGGAGGTATATCAATGGCTTTCAGAAAGAGGATGTCCAGGTCAAAGAGTCGCAGGAACTTTCGGCGCTCTGCCGGTGTACACCCTAAAAATTACTCCCGCGCACCGATAAAGCGCGGGGGCATCCGGCTATAATCATGGCATGCTACCACCCGATGGATGGATGGCGCAGCCGTGAAGTGTCAAAAAATGGAAAAAGAAAGATTGTTTTCAATATTAAAGATGGCTTTGCTGATATGCCTGTTACTGTTCCTTGCGGTAAGTGTGTGGGTTGCAGACTCGAAAGAGCCAGGCAATGGGCTGTTCGATGTGTACACGAAGCTTCTCGGTATGATACAAACTGCTTTATCACGCTGACATATAATGACGAAAATCTCCCCAAGGATAGGTCCTTGGTGAAAGAGGATTTTCAAAAATTTATGAAGCGGTTGAGAAAGCATATACAAGGTGAAAACCTCCCGGGTGTCCCGGAAAATCAATGGGCATTATTCGACTTATCAAAGCGCTGCGTACGGTATTATCATTGTGGAGAATATGGCGAGACATTAAAGAGACCTCATTATCACGCGCTTCTATTCAATTACGACTTTACGGACAAAGAATACTACCAAAAAAAAGCCGGGACCGTTCTCTGGATAAGTGATACACTAAACCGGCTTTGGTGTAAAGGTTACTGCGTAATAGGGTCCGTAACATTTGAAAGTGCTGCGTATGTAGCGCGGTACATAATGAAAAAGATGGATGGTGTTCTCGCCTTGGAACACTATCAGGATGTAGGTGTAAACATAAGGACCGGTGAAATCGTACAGGTATTAAGAGAATATACAACCATGAGTCGGCGCCCTGGAATTGGGTCATCATGGTTCGCAGAATTTAAGGATGAAGTATTCCCGAGCGATACAGTAATAATGCGGGGCCGGGAGATGCGCCCGCCCCGGTACTATGACCAGATATATGATTTGACAAACCATGCTGATTTATGTAGAATAAAATCAATGAGAAAAGAGCATATACTAGCCCACCCGGAAGAACAAACAACAACCAGGCTAATACAGAAAGAGAAGTGCAAACATGCTCAAATCAAATCCCTCATAAGGAGCCTTGAACATGATTCGTGAAATGTTCGCTATCTATGACAGTAAGGCGGAGATGTTTAGTGACCCGTTCTTCCGTAGGACTAAGGGTGAGGCTCTCCGCGACTTCGCTGCTACATGTAATGACGATAAGTCAAAAGTACATCACAATCCTGAAGATTTCACCCTGTTCTACATCGCGCAGTATGACGATAATAAGGGCATGTTCATAAATCAGAAAACACCGGTAAGCCTGGGACTCGCAGTAGAATATAAAAAGCCGGACCGTCAAATGTCGTTCCCCGACACATCGGGACCGGCTATGCAGTAAGCCTCGGGGAGTTATGACCCCCGGGGTCGTAATAATAACGCGGAGGTGTAAAAATGAAATCAGTAATGCAGCATTCGTTCAGTAATGTTCCAGATGTAAAGTTGCAGCGGTCCAAATTCAATAGGACCCGCGGATTAAAAACAACTTTTTCGATGGGCGACCTCGTCCCCATCATGGTGGACGAGGCACTCCCGGGCGACACGTTCAATCTCCGTCTATCATGTTTCGGTAGGCTTAACACTCCGTTATGCCCAATAATGGACAACATATATCTGGATACTTTCTTCTTCGCGGTCCCTAACCGCTTACTGTGGACGAAGTGGCAGCGGTTCTGCGGTGAGCAGCTGGATCCGGATGACCCTTGGACGGATTATACTCTACCTATAATGGATGTAACTCAGGAACCTTTACTGTCGGGATATGTCGCAAACAGTCTTGAAGATTATTTCGGACTTCCGACGGAAGTCGCTGCAATTCCAGGGATAAATGCTCTCGCTCACAGGGCCTATAATCGAATCTGGGTGGACTGGTTTCGCGACCAAAACATGCAGGACCCTGTCGCTTTAAATACCGGTGACGGTCCCGACGATGGCGGTGATTATACTCTACTGAAAAGAGGTAAGCGCCATGACTACTTTACTTCGTGTCTCCCCTGGCCCCAGAAAGGTGACGCCGTTACTCTCCCACTTGGAGATACAGCGCCTGTGCAAGCGGACGTGGCTCATCCGGATATTTTTCTCTATGATGGAGTCACGGACCGTCGGATGCAAGCAAAAAATACAACTAAAGAAATCGAAATGTCTAACACTTGGGGGTCGAACAACGCACTACGTTTCGGTGAAGATACAGATATCACGAAAACAGGGCTCGTCACCGACCTTTCTTCTGCAACCGCTTCAACCATAAATGCACTTAGACAGGCTTTCCAAATTCAGCGACTCTTAGAAAGAGATGCCAGAGCGGGCTCGAGGTACACTGAAATCTTACGTTCGCATTTCGGCGTCGTATCTCCAGATGCAAGATTGCAGCGACCGGAATATCTCGGTGGTGGACGGACAAATATTAATATATCACCGATAGCGCAAACTTCTGTTGCTGCAGCGACTCCCCAGGGTAACCTTGCTGCAATAGGTACACTCTCTGCATCTGGTCACGGATTCTCAAAAAGTTTCACCGAGCATTGCGTGATAATAGGTCTCGCTTGTGTGACTGCGGACCTTACATATCAGCAGGGATTGGACCGGATGTGGACTAGGTCTACGCGGTGGGACTTCTACTGGCCCTCTCTCGCAAATATAGGCGAGCAAGCAGTGCTGAATAAGGAAATATACTGTCAGGGTCCCGCAGGTGGTTCCGATGATGATGATGTATTCGGATACCAGGAAAGATATGCGGAGTACCGGTATGCTCGTTCAATGATAACCGGTGTATTCCGTAGCAACCACGCGCAGAGCCTGGACAAATGGCATCTCGCTCAGGAATTCGGGTCACTACCGACCCTGGATGCAACATTCATAGAAGAAACACCGCCTACAAGTCGTGTGATGGCGGTCAATACGCAGCCTGACATTCTTTTCGATGCGTATTTTGACCTTGTGTGTGTTCGCCCGATGCCGGTATACTCAGTACCCGGCATGATAGACCATTTCTAAGATGGGGAGGTGGGACTCGACCTTTTCGGTATTGGTGAAGTAAGCGCAGCAACCATAGCAGCCGGCGCGGACCTGGTGGCAACCAGGGAAACAAATGTCGCAAACGCGCGAGAGGCTGCATTAAATAGACAATTCCAAAGCGGTGAAGCCGTGAGCGGTCGTGCGTTCTCCGCTGAGCAGGCTGAAATAAATCGTAAATTTGAGGAGAGAATGTCAAACACCGCGATGCAGCGCCAGGTTGAGGATCTAAAAAAAGCAGGTCTTAATCCCGCCCTGGCGTTCATGAAACTTGGCGGAGCCTCAACTCCTTCGGGTTCCGCTGCATCTGCGGGTTCAACTCCAAGCGGTTCCCAGGCGGTAATGCAAAAAGCTGCTATAGGGGACCATATATCTAAGATGGTTACAACCGCTATGCAAGTCAAGCAGTTAAAAGCTGACCTAGCAAACAAAGCTGCTGATACAAAATTAAAAGAGACGATGGAAGAAGCGCAAAAAGCTCAAGCGCAGTTATATACTCATAGCGCGAGAAAAGCAGCAATCGAAGCAACAGTCGAAGAAGCAAAATCAATACCAGCCATGAAACATGCAAAAATAGATTCTAATCCATTCGTAATGGCATGGGATGCTACAACTCGCCGTGCTCTGCCGGCATTAAATACTCTAATAGGTGCCGTCGGTGTAGGTTCTGCTGCAAAATTATTCAAACAACAAAAATTAAAAATAAACGAAAGACGTAACAGTGAAAATAATAAAATAAAAATATTAAAAAACACTGAAAAAGGATTCGAATTAGATTAATAAAATAAGGAGGTAATAAAATGCAGAAAATAACTAAAAGGACTGACGGCTCAATCAGGGTACAATTAATATGTGAGGACCCTGGAAGAACAAAACAAAGCTCTAAAAAAGAGTGTGACATAAACTATATCATGGCTCAGTTCCAAAAAAACAAAAAGCTTCCCGACTTAATAACAAAAATCGCGCAGTATGGCGATGTAAGCAATATACCAGATTACCGCGATGCGGTAGAAATAGTCATGCGGGGCCAGGAAACATTCGACATGCTGCCGGCTATGCTCAAAACAAGGTTCAATCAGGATCCGGCGCAGTTCCTGGACTTCGTACTTAACCCTGACAATAAAGCTGAGATGGTCAAGCTTGGCTTGGCTGAAAAACCGGCAAAGACGGACCCGGGGGTAGCCGTTCCCCCGGTGCCGGCTGCGCCAGGCTCCCCCCAGGGGGGGGCCTAGGGGGGGCATCCGCACGTTTACCCTCTTGATGTAAACGTGCGG